TTGCCACGAAAACTGGTGTTGCGTTTAGTGAAGTAGTTGGGGCATAGGAGGAAACATGGCAAACATAAATGACTTTAAATCAGTTTTAAAAGGTGGTGGTGCAAGAGCTAACCAGTTTCAAGTGACTATGCCTTTCCCCGGCTTTGCAGCTGAGGGAGGAGAAACACGACAAATGTCTTTTTTGTGCAAATCAACTAATTTGCCAGGACAGACAATAGCTGAAACTCCTGTTCCATTTAGAGGTCGAGTTCTGTATATCGCAGGAGATCGTACTTTTGAAACATGGACAACCACTATGTTTAATGATACTGACTTTGCACTCCGCAATGCATTTGAGAGATGGATGAATGAAATTAATTCATTGTCTGATAATAGTGGATTATCAAATCCATCTGATTATCAAGTTGATGCATTTGTAGATCAATTAGATCGTGCTGGACAAGTAATCAAATCTTATACTTTCAGAGGTTTATTTCCATTAACAATAGGTAATATTGATTTGGCATATGATACCAATGATGCAGTAGAAGAATTTGAAGTAACATATCGTTATCAATTTTTTGAGTCAAATACTACTACTTAATATTTCGTATAAATATTTACATTGATAAATTGATTACGGAGTATTATGGCACAACTATTTGGCTTTCAAATAACTAGATCAAAGGATAAGGGAGAACCAGCAAGTTTCGTTCTCCCCGATCCTGAGTCTGGAGCAACGACAACCGCTGGTTTCTACAGCGAATTTATAGACTTAGAAGGTCAGACTAAAAATGAATCTGATCTTGTTCGTAGATATAGGTCTACTTCAGAGCATCCAGAGTGCGATTTAGCTATTGAAGATATTATTAACGAATCTATAAACATTGATGAGAACAGACAGGCTGTAACTATTAATACTGATAATCTTCCTTATTCCTCAAAGATTAAAAAGAGGGTTAGGGAGGAATTTTCACAAGTATTAAAGTTATTAGATTTTTCTAATAAGGCCCATGATGTTTTCAGAAGATGGTATATAGATGGTAGGATTCATTTTCATAAAATTATAGATGAAGATGATCCACAACAAGGAATAAAGGAATTAAGATATATCGATTCTCTAAAAATTAAGAGAGTTCGTAAAATCGAAAAAACAGAAACCAAAAAGAAATCTCCTGCACTTAGTGTAGTAGATGATTTTTATTTATATAATGAGAGTGGAGTTTCCAACGCAAATACAGGGGCTTCGGGCCCTTCAGGAACCGCACTTAAAATTACAGCAGATGCAATAGCCCATTGTGCTTCTGGATTGTTTGACCCCACAAAAGCAATGGTCTTATCCTATTTGCATAAGGCTATCAAACCAGTAAATCAACTTAGAATGATTGAAGATGCGGTAGTAATTTATCGTATCTCAAGAGCTCCAGAACGAAGAATTTTCTATATAGATGTTGGTAATCTACCTAAAGTCAAGGCAGAACAATATCTAAAAGATGTCATGAATCGTTACCGAAATAAGTTGGTGTACAACGCATCAACTGGTGAGATTAAAGATGACAGAAACCAGATGAGTATGTTGGAAGATTTCTGGTTGCCTCGTAGAGAGGGTGGTAGAGGTACAGAGATTACTACTCTGCCTGGAGGACAGAATTTAGGAGAGATAGATGATATTGTCTATTTCCAGAAAAAGTTATATCGATCTTTAAATATTCCTGTTAGTCGGTTAGAGACTGATAATGGGTTTAATATGGGTCGAGGTGCAGAAATTACAAGAGATGAAGTAAAGTTTACTAAGTTTGTTCAAAAATTGAGGAACAAATTTAATGGTTTATTCAATGATATACTGAAAACACAGTTAATACTTAAAGGTGTTATTGCAGATGATGATTGGAATGATATTAAAGAAAATCTTTCATATAGTTATATGAAGGATGGACACTATGCAGAAATGCGTGATATGGATGTGCTTCGTGAGCGTTTAGATATGCTCAATAATATGGAGCCTTATATAGGTGATTGGTTTTCCAAAGAATATGTACAAAAACACGTTTTCCGTATGACTCAAGATGAAATTGATACTATGGATAGACAAATTAATGGAGAACCAGAACCAGAAGATCATGAACCAATGGACAATCCAATGGATAAAGATGGGCCTATGGGGCCTGGATAACCTTAACAGAGATAAATTATTATGAGTGAAATACCAAACATGATTTCAGCGTTAGTTGACGATAACAAAATAGATGCAGAATCACATTTCAAAGCATCAATGGCACAAAAGATAGGAGCTGCACTAGACTTAAAACGAGTAGAGGTAGCAAATTCCCTAGTGAAACAAGGACAAACAAACGTAGAAGATACTGCTGATGAAGAAGTTTAGGGAATTTAACACATGGGTTGTAGAAAAGGATGAACATAAGAAATCATCCTCTTACAAAAAACTTACACCTAAAATGAAATCCGCAGTTGATGCGGTTTTTGCAACAATGGAAAAGAAGCCGGCTGATTTTCTAGGAACATTTGATAAGAATGTGGAAAAGGTTGCTAAAAAACATGGTGTAAAAGTTAAAGATATTATGGATTATTTTGATAAAGAAATGCTTTCAATTTAGGATATAAACTATGGCAAATTCAATTAGAAATTCAAATCAGAGAAGTGTTCTTCACATAGACACTACTGATGGAGCAATAACATTAGCAGAACTTAAAGGTGCTAATGAGGCTACCCCTACTAAAGCTCACATTGTTGATATTTTCTGGCAAACAGCCGGTTCTATTACAATAGATAGGGGAGGTACAAATGTTCATGCATTTACAGGAACAGGACATTGGAACTTAGGTTTCGCTGGTGCAGAATTAGGAGGAACACAAACTGCTGATATTGGTATTACAGTATCGGGCAATTCCTATGCAATCATTGTTGTACACAAATCATACGAATTAGTATAAGGGGTATATATGAAATTAATCACAGAAATGTTTGATAACTTTGAAGTTCTTACTGAAGGTAAGGGTGGAAAAGATTTGAAAATCAAAGGGGTTTTCATGCAGGCCGAAACCAAAAATAGGAATGGTCGAATGTACCCTATAAGTATTTTATCAAAAGAAGTTAAACGATATAATAAGGAACTTGTAGAACCCAAACGTGCTTTTGGAGAGTTAGGTCATCCTGACGGCCCAACAGTTAATTTGGATAGGGTTTCTCATTTAATCGAAGAACTTTACGAGGATGGAAATAACATCATCGGAAAAGCAAAGATTCTTGACACACCTAATGGTAAAATTGTCAAGGAACTTTTAAATGCGGGTGCGAAACTTGGAGTCTCTAGTAGAGGAATGGGAACACTTGAAAAGAAGGGTCAAACTAATGTAGTTAAAGACGATTTTTATCTTGCAACAGCAGGAGATATTGTCGCTGATCCATCTGCACCAGAGGCGTTTGTGGAAGGAATAATGGAAGGAAAAGAATGGATTTGGGATAACGGAATACTCAGAGAGTCAGAAGTTGCCAGAATCCAAAGAGTTGCTTCTGATAATAAAAAGGTGGAAGCCTTTGAAATGTTTCTTTCTAAACTCTAATTTTTATAAATATAATTAATCAAAACTTTACAAGGAGACTTAAAATGTCTGAAGAACTCACTAAAGAGATGGAAGAAGTGGATGAGATCGAAGAATCTGAAGCAAAACCCACAGGGGTTAAAGCTAAAGAGCCGGGAGCATCTAATCCTAGTTCCACTAAATTAAAGCAGGAAAAAGAAGATTTGCAAAAAGCAAAAACTTCTGGAAAAGCTGCTGATCCTAAAGCTACTAAGGGTGCTGTTAAACCAGTATCAGCTGTTGAAGCTAAGGAAGAAGATGAAGAAAAAGAAGAAGTTAAATCTGAAGCATCCGATGAGGAAGAAGTAAAAGCTGAGGAAAAATCAACTCCTAAACTCAAGTCAGAAATTATGCAAGGACTTGTTGACCACATTAAGGGTCTGAAGAAAGAAGATCTTGCAAAAATGTATGGTACTCATATTCTAGGTGAAACACCTAAAGAAGAAGGATATGAGGAGGAAGAAGAAGATGAGGAAGCTTCTAAAATTAAGAAAGAATCTGTTGACCAGATTGTTGATGCATTAGATGTCTCAGGAGATGTTGAAGCATTAGTACAAGGTGAAGAAGATCTTTCCGAAGAATTTAAAACAAAAGCTGCAACTATTTTTGAAACTGCAATTAAATCAAAGGTTCGTTCAGAACTAGAGAAAATTCATGCAGAAAATGAAGAATCTTCAAAGAAAGTTGCTGAAGAAACAATGTCAAGTGTAGTTGAAAAAGTCGATGACTATATGAACTACGTTGTAGAACAATGGATGTCTGAAAACGAACTTGCTATTGAGCGTGGACTCAAAGGTGAGATTGCTGAAGATTTCATTAGTGGTCTAAAAGGTTTATTTGAAGATCACTACATTGATGTTCCAGATGAGAAGTATGACATTCTGGAAGCCAATTTATCGAAAATCGAAGAATTGGAAGAAAAATTAAACAAGCAGATGGAAGAAAATGTCCAGTTGAAAAAGGCAAAAGGTGAACTTGTAAAAGAGTCCATGATTGCCGATATTGCTGATGGGATGACTGATACTGAAACTGAGAAGTTCCAAAGTCTGGTTGATGATGTTGAGTTTTCCGATGAAGATTCTTATAAAGAGAAACTTCAGACGATTAAGGAAAGCTATTTTGGAA